TTAACATCATCAATATCAGGAACAAGCAGAACATATACAGCTTCTGCATTTTTAGTCGGTGGCTCATCATTTGAAGAACAAGTAGATATTACTAAAACATCATTAAGTTTATCTTTATCAGGTGCAGATCAAACTTTTATATCAACAGTTTTAAATGAAAATGTTGTTAATGATACTGTTGAAATATATAGAGGATTATTAGATACAAGTAATTCTTTGATAGCTGACCCAATATTATTATACTCAGGAAACATAGATACATTTGAAATAGCTGAAACAGAAACACAATCAAATGTTAAATTAGTTATCGTATCTCATTGGGCTGACTTTGATAAGAAGTCAGGAAGAAAAACAAACAATGCTTCTCAGCAAAGATTTTTTAGTACAGATGTTGGTATGGATTTTTCTAGTGAAACAGTTTTAGATATTAAGTGGGGTAGAGAATGACAACTTTTGATAATGTTATAAGTCTGTATCATAGCTTTGATAAATACAAAAAAAATACATTTCCTGAATTGTATTATCATATTTTGCCATCAATAAATTTAAACCAATATAAAATATTTAAAGATGAACAAGGTATTTATGGTTTTGTTAATTGGGCATATTTAAGTAAAGAAGTTGAAAAGTCATATATTAAAACATCAAAAATTTATAAGAACGAATGGAAAAGTGGAGATCAATTATGGTTATATGATATTGTTATAATTAGAAAGAGCAAAGAGGTTATGTCATGGGTTTATAACTATTTTAAAAAATTATTAAAAACAAACGAATCTATATCTTGGTTGCGTTTAGATAAAAACGACAAAGTATATAGAGTAGCAAAAAAATATAAAAGGGAGTTTCATAAGTAATGGGTGGTGCAGTAAATACAATAATTGACAAAGGTAAAAAATCAATAGGTACTGTTTTTAGTATTTTTAGTGGTAATTTTAATCCATATGTTGCTTTAGGTGTTTTTGCTATTGGTTGGTTATTTTCAAGATCAATGAAACCTGATGTGCCTGACTTTGGTACAAATGATTTTGAAGAAACTGAACGAGGCATATTGCTTAATAAACAATCTAATAATGCTTGTGTTCCTGTTGTATATGGAGAAAGATTAATTGGTGGAACTAGAGTCTTTATTGAAACATCAGGAACAGATAACACTTACTTATATGTTGCTTTGGTACTTTCAGAGGGAGAGGTAAATTCAATAGAAGAAATTAGAGTAGATGACAAAGTAGTCACATTTGATGGTGCATTAACACATGGCACAGTAAGAGAAGTAGCAAGTAGTGATAGTAATTTTTACAAAGACTCTACAAGTCATATTCAAATACAAGCCTTTATGGGAACAGACGATCAAGTAGCATCAAGTGTATTAACACCTTTATCATCATGGGGAAGCAATCATAAGTTATCAGGTATTTGTTATTTAGCTTTAAGATTCAAATGGAATCAAGATATATTTGGTGGAATACCTATTGTTCAAGCTAAAGTAAAAGGTAAAAAAGTAATTACACTTGCATCAAACTTATCAGAGCAAACTGCATCTTTTTCAACAAATCCAGCTTTTTGTTTATTAGATTATTTAAGAAATGAAAGATATGGAAAAGGGATTGCTACATCAAGTTTAGATTTACAAAGTTTTTATGATGCTTCACAAGTTTGCGTCACACAGGTCACACCATTTTCAGGTGGTAGTGATATTAATATATTTGATTGTAATGCTGTTATAGATACATCAAAAAAAGTATTAGACAATGTAAGAGACATAGTAAAAGGCATGAGAGGTTATCTTCCTTATGTTCAAGGTAAATATAAATTAGTTGTTGAAACCACAGGCTCAGCTTCAGTATCATTAACAGAAGATGATATTATTGGTGGATATGCTTTAGCTTCTCCTACAAAAAATTCTAAATATAACAGAGTTATTGTTTCATATATAGACCCAGCTAGAAATTATCAAGTTAATGAAGTTCAATACCCAGCAATAGATGATAGTGGATATGATACTGCTGATAAACACGCAACGATGAAAACAGCAGATGGTGGGTTTTTACTAGAGGGTAGATTTGATTTTAGAACTATTACTTCAACCTATCAAGCTGAAGAAATGGCTGAGATTATTTTAAGAAGATCAAGAGAGTCTTTAGGTCTTAGTATTAACTGTGGATTTAAAGCTTATGAATTACACATAGGAGATATTGTAAATGTCACTTTATCTAGCTTAGGTTTTTCAAGTAAAGCTTTTAGAGTGCTATCAATGACATTTAATGAGGATTATACAATCAATCTTAATTTAGTAGAATACCAAGCATCTCATTATACTTGGGCTACAAAAGGTCAAGTATCAAGCACTCCATCAACAACTTTACCTAATCCATTTACAGTACAAGCACCAGCAAGTGTGACTTTATCAGACCAACTTATTGAATATAATGATGGAACTGTAATTGTAGCTTTAGATGTAAGTGTTGGTGCTTCTCCTGATTCATTTATAGATTTTTACCAAGTAGAGTATAAATTAAGTTCAGATTCTAATTTTATTATATATGCACAAGGCTCAGGTCTTAATCATAGAGTTTTAAATGTAATAGACCAAGAAACTTATGATGTGAGAGTAAAAGCAGTTAATACTTTAGGTGTATCATCAAGTTATGTTTCAGCACAAAGAAAAATTGTAGGAGCAATTTTGCCTCCCTCAGATGTTACTGATTTTTCATGTAATATTACAGGACAAGATGCACATTTATCTTGGACAGCCATTGGCGATCTTGATTTAGCATTTTATCAAATTAGATTTTCTGACAAAACAGATGGCACAGGAGAGTGGTTAAACTCTGTAAATTTAGTCACTAAAGTATCAAGACCAGCAACATCGGTCACAGTACCAGCAAGGGCTGGAACTTATCTTATAAAAGCAGTAGATAAACTTGGTAACTTTAGTTCTAATGCAACAGCTATTGTATCAAATGTAGTAAGTGCAGAAAACTTTAATTCTATTACAAGTGTAAGTGAACATCCTACATTTGCTGGAACTAAGACAAATGTTTCAATATCTGACGATGCACTTATACTTAATTCAAGCGAGTTATTTGATTCTGCTTCAGGTTTATTTGATGCTAATACTACAAGATTTTTTGACTCAGGTGTAGCAAATGCAGACTTTTTAGCTTCAGGTAATTATGAGTTTTCAAATGTTATAGATATAGGAGCAAAACATACAGTAAGAGTTACAGCTTCATTAACACAATCGGCTAGAAACCCTGATGATTTATTTGATAACAAGTCAGGTAATTTTGATAGTGCTTCATCTAATTTTGATGGAGATACACCAGCTAACTGTGATGCTCATTTAGAAATTGCAACTAGTGATGATAATTCAACATTTACATCTTTTCAAGGATTTGTAATTGGTAATTATACAGCAAGATATTTAAAATTTAGAATTGTTATGACTTCAACAGATTTAGCTTCAACACCTGTAATTTCAGAAGTTACAATATCAGTAGATATGCCTGACAGAATATTTAGTGGAAATGATATTACATCTGGTGCTGGAACTAAAACTGTTTCATTTACAACACCATTTAAGACAACAGCTTATGCAGTTGGGATTACAGGAGAAAATATGGCTACAGGAGATTTTTTTACAGTTTCTAACAAAACAGTTGATTCTTTTGATGTTTTATTTAAAAACTCTAGTGGCACAAATATTTCAAGAGATTTTGATTTTATTGCAAAAGGATTTTAAAAGGAGTATAAAACAATATGGCTCAACATGACATGAATATTGCTAATCAATCTTTCCCTGATTTCAGGACAGATTTAAACAATGCACTTTCAGCAATCAACTCAATGCACTCAGGAACTTCAAGACCAAGTGGTGCTGTTGCTGGTACAATGTGGCTTGACACTACATCAGCATCAAGCCCTGTCATTAAATTTTTTGATGGGTCAGATGATATTACTTTTGCAACAGTTGATTATTCAGCAAATACTATAAATTTTTCAGACTCAGCATCAGATTTAGTTGGCGATACAACACCACAATTAGGTGGTCAATTAGATGTTAATGGAAATTCATTAGGAGATGGAACAAGAGAATTATTAAAATTTATTGAAACTGCAAGTGCAGTTAATGAATTAACTATTACAAATAATTCAACAGGAAATTCTCCTGAGTTATCTTCAACAGGAGACGATTCAAATATAAATTTAAAATTAAAACCAAAAGGAACAGGTCTAATTGAAGTTATGGGTGGAACAAATCCAGGCTCAATACAATTAAATTGTGAAGATAACAGTCATGGTATTAAACTAACTTCACCAGCACACACTTCAGGTCAAAGTTATGAACTTAAATTTCCTACAGGAAATGTTACTGCTGGTAAATTTCTTAAAGTAGATTCAATCACAGGCTCAGGTGCTACAGGAGTTGGTCAATTATCTTTTGCTGATGTTAGTGGTGGCACTTCATGGCAATCAGCAGTTAAAACTGCAAACTTTACAGCTAGTGCTGGAGAGGGTTATTTTGTAAATACTTCTGGTGGTGCTTTTGAAATTGATTTACCAAGTTCTCCAAGTGTAGGGGATGAAATAGAATTTGTAGATTTTTCAAGATCATTTGCAACAAACAATCTTACATTAGATCAAGGCTCAAATAAATTTCAAGGAAACACATCTCCAAAAGCTGTTTATAGTACAGATGGTCAATCAATAAGAATAGTTTATTCTGGCTCAACACAAGGTTGGATTCCATTAGTAGATGATGATGTAACTTTAGAAACTCCTCAAACATATACTGTTGATTTTTTATGTATCGCAGGTGGAGGTGGTGGTTCTGGAGATGGAGGAGCTGGTGGCTCTGGTGCTGGAGGATATAGAAATTCTTTTGGTTCTGAAACTTCAGGTGGTGGTGGTTCTTCTGAAACTGCTTTAGCTTTAACTCCAGGAACACAATATACAATTACAGTTGGTGCTGGTGGAACTGCATCTTCAAGTGATTCTGGTCTTGGTGGTTCAGGTGGAGATAGCAGTATTGCTGGTTCAGACATTACAAATATTGTTTCTGCTGGAGGAGGAGTTGGTGGTAGTACAGGAGGTGGTAACAATACTGGTACTGTCGGAGGCTCTGGTGGAGGGGAAGATGGTGCTGGTAATGGAAGTGGTGGTGCTGCTGGAACTTCTAATCAAGGATTTGCTGGTGGTAGTGCATCTAACACTAATGGTGGTGGTGGTGGAGGTGGTGCTGGTGCTGTTGGTACAAGTACAACATCTAATAATCCTGGTGCTGGTGGTACAGGAGTAGCAAGTTCTATTACAGGCTCATCTGTCACAAGAGGTGGTGGTGGTGGTGGTGCTACATATAATGGTACTCAAGCATCTGGTGGCTCAGGTGGAGGAGGAGATGGAGGAACACAAACTCCAGTAAGACAAGGTTCAAATGGTACTGCAAACACAGGTGGTGGAGCTGGTGGTAAATATGCTTCTGCACCACACAACACAGGTGGAAGTGGAGTTGTTATTTTAAGTATGGCAGACGCAGATTATACAGGTACAACAAGTGGGAGTCCAACAGTTGCTACAGGAGTTAGTGGTAAAACAGTTTTAACATTTACAGGAGATGGGAGTTACACAGCATAATGGCACATTTTGCAAAACTAGGAGTAGGAAATATAGTTGAGAAAGTTGCAGTAGTTAATAATGATGTTGCAACAACTGAACAAGCTGGTATTGATTTTTTAAATACTCTTTATAAAACAAGAGATGTTTGGAAACAAACTTCTTATAATACAAGAGAGGGAGTTCATATTTTAGGTGGAACACCTTTTAGAAAAAATTATGCTGGAGTAGGTTACACTTATGACCAAACAAGAGATGCTTTTATTCCACCAAAACCTTATCCATCTTGGACATTTAATGAAACTACTTGTATTTGGGATTGTCCTGTTGCTTATCCTACTGATGGAAATTTTTATAAATGGAATGAAACAAATCAAACTTGGGATTTACAAGACGATTATACTCAAACAGAGTAAATTAAATGAATGGTGTAGAAATAAATAAAAACTTTTTAGACAAAGACTTTTTTCAAGAATTAAAAAAACTTATTATAGAATCAGAGTTTTCTTGGTTTAAAAGAGAAACTATGGTTATAGGAACAAAAAACAATTTAGGTTATTTTACTCATTCATTTTATAATAATCATAAAATAAATTGTGATACATATTTTAAATACATATTACCAATTTTAGATAAATTAAATTCAAAAGCTGTTATTGAGGTAAGAGCTAATCTAACACCATCAGTATTTTTTAAAGAAAAAAAATGTGATTTTCATACAGATAATAGTTTTAATTGTAAAACTGCTATTTTATATTTAAACACTTGTGATGGAGGAACTGAATTTAAAATAGATAATAAAATACAACTTGTTAAATCAGAAGAAAATAAAATTGTAATATTTAATTCTAATATTGAACATAGAGCAATAACATCAACAAATGCTGATTTTAGATATATAATAAATTTTAATTATTTTTGATGAAAGAAACAGTAATAGAAAGTTTATTTCCTAATCCTGTTTATATTTCACATATAAATAGAAAATTTACAGAAAAAGAATTAGACTTTGTAAATAACCAAAAGAATAATTGTACTAATAATGAGGGTAATATAAGCACAACTGATAAATACATATTAAATAAAATAGAATTAAAAGAAATTAATGAATTTATAAAAAGTCAATGTCATAATTATTTAGATAAAGTTATTTGTCCAAAAAATAATATTGAATTGTATGTTACTCAATCTTGGTTAAACTACACAAAAGAAAATCAATATCATCATCAACATTCACACCCTAATTCAATTATATCTGGTGTATTTTATTTTGATTGCAATAAAGAAAATGATAAAATTAAATTTTTAAATACAGATTATCAACAAATATCTCCTGAAATAAATGATAGTAAATTTAATTTGTGGAACTCTACATCTTGGTGGTTTCCTGTCGAAACAGGTCAATTAATAATGTTTCCATCTTATATAGATCATAAGGTAGATAATAAAAAAGGTAATAATATTAGAATAAGTTTAGCTTTTAATACTTTTTATAAAGGAGTTTTAGGGCAAAATAATAGTGCAACAGAATTGATATTATAATAAAAAATTGATATAAAAACATCTGCAAGTGGGTATTACCTCCACACCAAATATCCACTTGTTTAACTATGGTATAAACTATGAATCTTTCACGTAATTTCACTTTAGAAGAAATGGAAAAATCTCAAACAGCTACAAGAAAAGGTATTAAAAACAAAGCTGGTAGTGGAGAGATTAAAAACTTAGGCGATCTTTGTTATGAAGTATTAGAGCCTGTACGAGCAAAGTTTGATAAACCTGTTACAATTACATCAGGTTATAGAAGCCCTGAATTATCAGAAGCAATCGGTAGCAAAGCAACTTCACAACATTGTTCAGGAGAAGCAGTTGATTTTGAGATAGCTGGAGTGTCTAATTTGCAAGTAGCTTTATGGATTGAAAACAACTGTAATTTTGACCAACTCATATTAGAGTTTTGGAAAGAGGGAGAGCCGAATAGTGGTTGGATTCATTGTTCTTACAAAGAGGATTCAAATAGAAAACAAGTTTTGACATATTCAGGTGGCGAGTATAAAAATGGATTACCTGATGCTAAATGGTCAGGTGGTAAAATGCAAAACTAGGAGAAGCTATGCTAACAAAAAAACAAAAGAAACTACCAATGGCTTTACAAAAAGCTATTATGAAGAAACAAAAAAAAAGTAAAAAAACTAAAAGGAGAAAATAATATGCCTTATCATTATGGACATGGAAAAGATAAGAAAAGAAAGAATAAGTCTAAAAAAAGTAAAATGGGTAAAAGAAGAAAAAGAAAGTAATGGCTAAGAAAAGAAAAAAAGCACCAAGAGGTTATCATTATATGCCTGATGGCAGACTAATGAAAAACTCAGCCCATAAGAAGAAAAAGAAAAAACGATGAGTGGATTTACAACAACATCTACATTGGCAGTTTTGTTAGATAAAAGACCAATGCGTAAAAGGAGAAGAAGTGGCAAAAAAAAGAAAAAGAAGAAAAGTACCAAAAGATAAAGCAACTGATCTACCTAAGAAATACCTATCAGGATTAAAAGGTGGTAAAAGATCAGCTAGAGCAAGTCTTATTAAGGCTATGTCAGAAGCTTACAAAAAAGGTCAAAGAATACCAAGATCAATGTTTCAAGCGAGGTATAAATAATGGCTGTTAGAAGAAAACCACTATCTGCTAGAACAATATCAATACTTAGAGCAAAAGCTAAAACTAGAAAAAACATTACATTAGGTACATTAAAGAAAGTATATCGTAGAGGTCAGGGTGCTTTTTTATCATCAGGGTCAAGGCCTCGTACATCAATGGCTTCTTGGTCGCTTGGC